TTTGACCTGAAACTGTAGTTGATTCAACAAACTTCTGGTATTCTCTGTCTCCGTACTGATTTGTGATAGCCATAACTAATAATATAATTTAAGTTGCTAGAAGTTTAAAAGTATTTTTAAAAAAAAAGGAAGGGGTCTAAGCCCCTACCTTATTTATACGTAAAGTTTTGAGATTGCTTCGCCTCTCAAATATCGAGCTGCAATTCTCATGGTAGCTACCATATTATGTGTATCTCTCATGAAGTCATCAAATCTTTCCATTGTAACTGGTCTCTTTTCTGCGATTGCGAATGCGTGGTTTCTGTCAATTATAAATGCGTCTGTTGCATTTGATAAGTTTCTTGAAACGATTACGTTCATACCGAAGATGTTACCAATCAATCGAATGTTTGCAATATCACCTGAAGTGATACTCAAGTTAGCTGTGTTTAAACTAGCTAAGTTTCTGATGTCAGAAGCTACAGTTGTACCTACAACTAAATCAGTTGGAGTGTAACCATCTGCTTCTAATAATGCCATACTAGTTGCGATTTCAGCTAATGTCATTGAAGTTGTATATTGGTTGTCGTGACCTGCAGCAGTTGAACCTGCTTCTAAAGTTGCTACAACTAATTGATCTTCTTTATCTGCTAATGCATAACCAGCTGTTTGTGCATTTTTTTCCATAACAGAGAACATTGAATCTTCAACCATTTCTCTTGTAATACCGATTGCAACACCGTATTTCAATGGAGTAATAGTTATTTGACTGTATGTTTCTTGTCCATATGGTAATTCAGCACCTTCTGCTACATTGTGAACAGACATTGAGTCTGGATCTTGTAGTGACACTTTTACTGCTGGACCTGGGATTTCTCCTGGACCGATTAATAAAGCTGCCAATGGTCTAAATACCAATTGTTTTCGAACTGCTTCTTGAAGAGTTCTATACACCATAGTAGGAGCTAATACATTAGAACCTGTAGATGTACTACCTGTGGATAAAATTCCACTTTCCTTAATATAATTATTCATTTTCTTTTACGCTCCTATAGATTTAATTTCACTAACACGTACTTAGCTGCTGCTGATGCACCTGTTAATGCTTTCCCGATTACGTCTGTATATGCTGCTGAATCTTCTACTTTTTGTGCTGTAGTTAGTGAACCAACAAGTGATCCTGCTGTAACTGCTGCACCGGATTCAAATATAAAGACACCGGAAGTTGCTACGGATAATGTTTCTCCGCTTGCTGCGTCTGTAAGGGCTACTCCCACGTTTATTGCATCATCTGCGTTTGTAGATGTGCTTACCAATACTGCACTTGGAACATAACCTGCTTGGCTAATAGCTGTCATTACGTCGTCTGAAGCTGCTGATGCTACTAAGTCACCAGCACTTACAGCTCCTGAAGCTACAGCGTGGAAGGTTGTTCCAGGCATATTTATCATTTGTGATGTCATTTTCTATCTAATTTAATTTTGCTAATGGGTGTTTTTCTTTCCAGTAGGACATATCCCATTCTTGCCAGTAATTACCTCTTTCGGAAACTAAGTCTCCTTTAGCGTATTCTGGACCTACGTTTGTATTTTCTGAAACGACAGATTTTCTGGAAACTAATTCTTTAGTTACTTCAAGTAATGCTGATTTTAAATCATTCATTTCTTTATTAACTGCTGAGAATTTTTCTTCCATTTCTGTGTTGTCTTCAACTTCTTCTTCAGCTTCTGCTTCAGCTTCAGGTTCTTCTTCAAGAACTTCTTCTTCTGATTCTTTAGCTAAAAGAAGAGCTAATTTTTCTTCTATTGCTTTTAATTTATTTTCCATATTATTTCGTTCCTCTACTTCGAATGCATCGAAGGCTTCCGTAACTGATTGTGTGAATGTTGCTCCTTTAACACCTGGTACTGCTACCAAGGATAATTCTAAGAACTCGATTCCTTTAGCTACGAATTTAGTAACTTCATCTTCTACTACTTTTTGTAGTTCCTTTAATTTGGAACCTACAGAAACATTTTTGATTAAACCATTTCTGATTTTCTCTTTCATGCTATCGTCCATAACTTCTGCTTTGAACTTCAATTGCTTTCCGTCCATGTAAGCTTCTGTTACTTTTCCTACAATCCCATCAACTGTGTTGTTGTGATCTTTCAGAAGAGGTGCTCCAACTAGCGTGTCTGCAGCCATTTCGAGTTCATCTACTTTATATGTAACGTTGTTACGGGAAGTAGTTTCTTCGATAGCTACACCCTCGATCCGCATAACATTATCGAGTTTATCATCATCTTTCTGTTGTAATAGTTCGATAATAGGTACAACGAAATTTAATTTCGTATTTTCCATTTCTTTATACCTTTTACCAGCTTTCTTGAATTGTGCAGTACATATAGCATATGCTGACTTAGAAGCGTCCTTTTCAGACTTACCTTTCTTTATCTGCAATTTAGTTACATCTGCTACACAACGGTCAAAATCGACTGGCATATAAATGTTATGATTTTTGTTATTTAAAAGTGTGATTCTTAACAGCCTGTATCGCCGTCATCTCTTAGAATTTTTTTGACATCTTCAGGCACAGACATTGCTTCTACGATTGCTTCAATGTCTTTATCTTCCTTAGGTAAGTTTCTGTTATCGTGTGGATCCATATTCTCTCCTTTGAAAATATAAAGTCTGTCGTCAATCTTAATATTTAATTGATAGCTAACACCTGAATGTGGACCGAACTCCCAACTCTTGTAAACTTCATTGTTCTTTAGAAGGTGGTCGTAGATAATGGTCATTATGTATTGTTTTTCTTCAGAGTCCATCTTAGTAATTATACATTCTCCGTCTTGTATTTATTTTAGAATCCATTGGCTTTTGACCTAAGTCTAAAGCATTTACAATGGTATAAGTTTGATTAGTATTATTTTGTAAGGTAGACCATTTGTTTTGTGTCCATTGTTGTCCATCAGTCTTTCCTGGTTCTCCTAATCCAACTGGTTGTAATCTCGCTGTATGTGTAGTCTTGAATAATACATCGGCATCGTCTCCGGCGTAGACTGGTTGATACTTGTTTCTATCGTAAGGGTTTCTTACAATCTTAAACGGTACTACCATCAATGCCCTCCAACTCGCCATCAGAATTCACATAATAGAAACCTTCTTTCAAAGGTTGCTTTCTTGGAGATACATTTGTCTTGGAATCATCTAAGCCTTTCAAGTCTTGATTTACACCTTTTGTATCAGGTTCAGGCGGGATAAATTGTGGGTCGATACCTAATGCTCTTGCGACATATTGTGCGTTTACAATACCTGCGGCTTTTAATCTTAGTAATCTGTTGACTTTAACATCTTCATCTTCTTTGCTGAACTCACCGAATTGACATTCGACTAGTCCTGGTTGTCTTGTGATTTGGTCTATAATCTTTGTGTTAATTTGTGCGGTAAGAACTTCTTGGATTGATTTAACACGTCTATCAAAAATTGCCACTTGAACTTTAGCTGTAGCTTCGGTAATATTTTGACCAAGTCCTAATGCTACTTCTGGAACCTGTAGTCCTGCAACTACTTGTTGTTCAATGTGGTTCATAAAGTCCTCGACACCAATCTTGGTACCGAGAGGTCGTAATACATCTGCTGATATATTATAGTTTGTTATTAAATCCATTTCTGGATTATGGTCATTCAATTGATTTTCAAAGTCGTCTATCTGTTCTATGGTTGCCGGTTCGTCACTGCTTCCGAGTTTATAGTGAACCTGAGGTGCTGCATATCGATGAGAAATTAATTTTAAATCTTGTTCCATTTGTAACTTAATACCTAGAACATTTCTTATACACTCGATAGCAGATGTGCCTACAGCCGAGTCATCAACCACATTCATGTAAAAATGAGCAATCTCATTAGGAGCAAAATCAATTGACTTTGACACTGATACGTTTTGTTTGTAACCTACAACCTCTCCAGTTCCGTCCTTCGACAAGACTACTTCCATAGTTTTTGGGTGTAACATTTTTACGTCTACGATTTGGTCACCCACTCGTACTAATTCCACCTAGGAA